TAAGGGCATCAATGTTTCCTAAACACGCCTATGTGCGCGACAAAGCCTTGCTAAAACGGGTGGCGCAGCTTGATTGCCAGCATTGCGGCAGCGGGGAAATGGTGCAGGCAGCGCACAGCAATTGGGGCGGAGGGAAGGGGCGAGGCATCAAAGCTGATGACAACCTGGTGGCCGCGCTATGCCAGAAATGTCACTGGGAAATAGACCAAGGTGTTAAACTGACTAAACAAGAACGGCAAGAAATGTGGCAGAAAGCACACCAGCGAACCATGAGGGAATTGCAATGATCAGAACAATTATTGTGAGGCTCTATGCGGTGATTGGCGCATTGATCTTGCTGGGCGGCATTGCAATGATGACCGACAGATTCGTGACTGGTCTGATTATGCTGGGTCTGTTTGGTGTGCCTTGGGTGCTGCTGTTCTGGTGTTTTTGGCCATTTTTCAAGAAAAGCAATGCGTAAATCCAAATACAGCGAAAACAAACAAGATATTTGCGCCAAGGTGCTGGAAGGCATGAGAGGCGGAAAAAGCACGTTTAAGGCTTGCGAAGCGGCCGGCGTAAGTCACAGCACTTTCATTCGATGGGCAGATGAAGACGCTGAACTAGCGGACAATTATGCGCGTGCGCGAGAAGATTTGCTAGAACGCATGGCTCAGGAAGTGCTTGATCTGATCGACAAAGAAGTCCCTGAAACCGGTGACGGAAAAAAGGATTGGCAAGCCATCCAGAAGCATAAATTGCAGGTTGACACGCGCAAATGGCTGCTGAGTAAGCTGGCTCCAAGGAAATATGGCGAAAAGCTGGAAGTGTCTGGAGACCCGCAAAACCCGCTGGTGACCCGAATTGAGCGAGTAGTGGTGAAATCTTGAGTGTTTTGCAGCTTCAAACGCCTGAGTGGGCGTTGCCACTGTTGCAAGCCAGCCGCTATAAAGGCGCATGGGGCGGTCGAGGCTCTGGCAAGAGTCATATGTTTGCCGAACTGATGATTGAGGCGCACATCATTGATCAGAAGCGGAGAAGCGTCTGCGTGCGGGAAATCCAGAAATCGCTGAACCAGTCTGTCAAGCGGTTGTTGGAGACCAAGATTGAGGCAATGAACGCCGGCGCATACTTTGAAGTGCAGGATGCCGTGATCAAGTCCAGGAAGGCCGATGGCGCGATCATCTTCCAGGGGATGCAGAATCACACGGCAGATTCCATAAAAAGTCTCGAAGGATATGACTGTGCGTGGGTCGAGGAAGCACAAAGCCTGTCCCAAACCAGCCTTGACCTGCTACGGCCGACAATCCGCAAGCCAGACAGCGAACTGTGGTTTACCTGGAACCCGCGCCAGAACAGTGACCCGGTAGATTTCCTGCTGCGTGGCCCGACACCGCCCAAGAATGCGACCGTTCTAAAGGTCAATTTCACTGACAACCCTTGGTTCCCGCAGGTACTGCGCGACGAAATGGAGTACGACAAGCGGCGCGATCCAGACAAGTATCAGCACGTTTGGCAAGGCAGCTATCTGACCAACAGCAGCGCCAGAGTGTTCAAGAACTGGAAGATTGACGAGTTTGAAGCACCGTCAGACGCAATCCACCGGCTGGGCGCTGACTGGGGCTTTGCGGTTGACCCGACAACCCTGGTGCGCTGTCACATCGTTGGCCGCACGCTTTACATTGACCACGAGGTCTACATGGTTGGGTGCGAGATCGTCAACACGCCAGAGTTGTTTATGCAGGTGCCAGACTCTGAGAAATGGCCAATCGTGGCAGATTCAGCCAGGCCCGAGACAATCAGCCATATGCGCAAGAATGGCTTTCCAAAGATAATGACAGCTGTAAAAGGCCCGAAATCGGTGGAAGAAGGTATCGAGTTTCTCAAGAATTACGACATTGTTGTCCACCCGCGCTGCACGCATACGATTGACGAACTGACGCTATACAGTTATAAGCAAGACCCATTGACGGGTAAAATCCTGCCAGTGCTGGAAGACAAGAAAAACCACGTTATTGATGCTTTGAGGTACGCTTGCGAAGGAATCAGACGGGCAATTGTTGTCAAACCGCAGACTTTTAAGCCAGTGCCGACGATGCACAAATGGTGAAAAGGATTGATTATGGCCAGATTATCGACAGATCAGCGACTTGCAAACCTGCATTCTGAGGCTTTAGCGCAGTTTGACGAGGTTCAGACCGCACTGCGAGACGAGCGCCTGCAATGCCTGCAAGATCGACGCTTCTATTCGCTGGCCGGCAGTCAATGGGAAGGCCCACTGGCAGACCAGTTCGAAAACAAGCCACGGTTTGAGGTCAACAAGATCCACTTGTCGGTGATCAGAATCATCAATGAGTACCGAAACAACCGCATTACAGTTGATTTTGTCAGCAAGGATGGCGTGGAAAACGACAAGCTGGCCGAGGTATGCGACGGTTTGTATCGGGCAGATGAGAACGATTCTGTGGCGAATGAAGCCTACGACAACGCCTTTGAAGAGGCTGTAGGCGGTGGATACGGCGCTTGGAGACTGCGCACTGTCTACGAGGACGAGGAAAACGACGAAGACGACCGGCAGCGGATCCGCATTGAACCAATCTTTGACGCTGACAGTTCGGTGTTCTTTGATTTAGGTGCCAAGCGCCAAGACAAATCAGACGCCAAGTATTGCTTTGTGGTCACCAGCATGACCCGCCAGGCCTACAAAGACACCTGGGGCGACGATCCAACAGACTGGCCCAAGATCATTCACCAGTACGAGTTTGATTGGTGTACGCCTGATGTTGTCTATGTGGCCGAATACTACAAGGTCGAGGAAAAAAGCGAAACCATTCGCATCTTCCAGGCGATTGACGGATCAGAGGAACGCTACAGCCCGGCAGACTTTGAGCAGGACGAGACGTTAGAGGAAACCCTGGCCGCAGTCGGAAGCCGCGAGATACGCCAGAAACGAGTCAAACGCAAGAAGGTGCGCAAATACGTTATGTCGGGCGGCAGGGTGCTGGAAGACGCTGGTTACATTGCAGGAAAGTGCATTCCGATTGTTCCTGTGTACGGAAAACGCTGGTTTGTTGACAACATCGAACGGTGCATGGGCCATGTTCGCCTGGCTAAAGATGCGCAGCGCCTGAAGAATATGCAGCTGTCCAAGCTGGGTGAGATCAGCGCACTGTCCAGCATTGAGAAGCCAATCCTCACGCCAGAGCAGGTTGCCGGCCATCAGATGATGTGGGCAGAAGACAATCTGAAAGATTACCCGTACCTGCTGGTCAACCCGATCACAGGGCCGAATGGTGAGCAGACCATCAGTGGGCCAGTAGCGTACACAAAGTCGGCAGCAATCCCCCCGGCAATGGCCGCACTGCTGCAGATCACCGAAACCGATATGCAGGAGATTCTTGGCAACCCGCAAGGTGCCGACAAGATGGTCAGCAATATCAGCGGAAAAGCGGTGGAAATGATCCAGGCACGGGTGGATATGCAGACATTCATCTACCTGTCCAACTTTGCCAAGGGAATGAAACGCTGTGGAGAGATCTGGCTATCAATGGCCAGGGACGTTTACACCGAGAGCAAGCGCAAGATGAAGACGCTGACTGCCAGCGGTGAGACGGATTCTGTGGAACTGATGCAGCCAACGATTGACCAAGAGACTGGCGCAATGGTGCTTGCCAATGATTTGAGCAGCGCAACCTTTGATGTGAACGTAGATGTTGGCCCATCGTCCAGCAGTAAGAAGGCGGCTACGGTTCGCGCATTGACAGGGATGATGCAGATCACGCAAGACCCTGAGACGCTGCAAGTGCTTGGCGGAATGGCAATGATGAACATGGAAGGCGAAGGCATCAGTGATGCGAACGCTTACTATCGCAAGAAGCTGCTGCGAATGGGCGTGATCAAGCCGACAGACAAAGAAGCCGAGGAAATGATGGCCGAAATGCAAGGCCAGCCGCAAGACCCGAACACGATGTATCTGCAAGCAGCCGCAGAGGAAGCAAGCGCCAAAGCAGCCAAAGCCAGGGCAGACACGGTAGAGACAATTGCCAGCGCAGAGCTGAAAAACGCTCAGACCATGCAGACCTTTGCCAAGATCAGCGAAATGGATGGCGGAGAACAGCAGCAATCGCAGCAATCGCAACCGCAACAAATGCAGATGCCAGACGAGAAAACGATGCTGGAGATTGAGGCTATGCGCCTGGAGAACCAGCTAAAGCGCAATCGAGTGGAGGCGACAGACACGCAGATTGAGCAGCTACGCGCAGAGCGAACCACCAATGACAGCATGGTGATGGCAAGCGAAATGATGCAGCAAGCAGTGACCGGCATTGCCGAGGCGGTGGATAAAATCGGCGGCGCAATGGAGCAGCTGGCTACCAGCAACACGCTGAATGCCGAAAAAGCTACTCAGAATGCCGAAAGAGCAATCCAGTCAATCAACAAACCCAAGCGAGTGGTGCGCGAAAAAGGCCGCATTACCCGCATTGAGACGGAGGAATAAATGGCTGACAATGTAGGCTATACACCAGGCACGGGCGCCCTGGTTGCTGCTGACGAGATTGCTGGTGTCTTACACCAGCGCATCAAACTTGGCATTGGTGATGATGGGATGGCGGTTGATGTATCAGCAGCCAATCCACTACCCATTACCTCAGCAACACCACTTGCTGTTACCGGGCCATTGACCGATGCTGAGTTGCGATTGGCTCCGCTTGAGGTCGTAGACATAGGAACCGCAGAGTCGCAGCAGGAAATGATCTTGCTGTTGACTCGGATGCTGAACTATTTGAACTCTCCAGTGGGCTACGATAAGTCGCTTCAACGACAGCGTATGACGGCAATCATTGAATCTGGGACGGTAACTGTAGGCACAATTTCTACCATTACCACCCTATCCAACATGGCCGCAATTGGCGGCATCCAAGCGCAGATATTGCCCAACGGCGCAAACATGGCAGCTTGGCAGGCAGCTGTCCGAGCAAGGATTACATAAGGAAGAAACATGGCAAATACATTCAAAAAAGTTATTGATAGGCTGATGTGGGCGCAGGTTTCTCCTGCACCAACTTCGAGCGTAGCTGGTTCTAGCCTAGCGTCAGACTTGCGTTCTGATGTTTCGCGCAATCCGTTTGTCTACCAACTTAGCAGTGCGACGGTACTTAGTCGCTTTAATATCGTAACCAAAGGCTGGTCGTTTGTGCAGTCGCCTGCACTGGCTGGTGCGTTTGCCATTGGCTCTGCTTCTGCGTTTGCGCCAAGTCTTGGCTTGGTCGGCACCATTGCGGCTGGCGCATCAACGATCAAGGTCACGCTGTCTACCGCGCTACCAACGGCGGTTGGCGTAAATATGTTGGCGAATCGCGGCGGGTCTGGTGAATACGGTTACAAACTGCGCATCATTGATCCGGTGGCTGGCAAGACTGAAGAGCGATACATCGACGCCAACACTGGCGGTACTACACCGGTGATCCACGTCATTGCGCCATTTACATTTACTCCGTCCACTGGCGCTCGCTACGAAATCATTGCAGGTCGTTTGTTTATGCTGGGTGCTGGTACAACAGCTACCAACATTTGGCGATCATTTGAAGTGGCATCTAACACGCTTTCCACTGGTCTTTTGACGACAGGATTGCCAGCCACCATTGCCACCGATTCGGACATTTTGGTGCTTGACGAGCAGTACACGCCCTACGATTGCAGCCCCGGTGACGGTCTGGTAAAGGGTACCTACAACTACGACACCGGACTCACTGCGCGATACGCATTGTCAGCAACTGCTGCTGGTGCATCCACCCTTACGGGGCAGGCAACAAATGGCGATTCGATTGTGGCGGCAAACGAATACAGAAACTTCCAAATCAGAATCGTGCAAGACACGGTTAACCCAACTGCTGTAGGTCAGCGTCGAATCAACTGCGCCAGATACTCGGCCGGTGCCTGTAACCACTCGTTCAGGTGGTGGTGCAGACTTGCGATTTGTTACTTTCATGTCTTTTTCCAGTTTGGCCACAGCAAAAGCGA